GTAGTGCCATTTATAACAAAACTATCTTTTAAAAATGTTGATGCACTAGAAGCCACTATAGCAGCTTCTAATTCATAAATATTCATTTTAATACACTGTCGCTATTGCATGACAACGCGCAGCAGTGGGAACGATTAGACAGCTTGTTTGGACTTCTAGCCACGCTTTCCCAGTATTATTTTCAACATAAACGCGAGGAAAAACTCGCAGCAATCCGCCTTTTTCGTTTGTAAAGCCGCCGCCATAAACACTTGAAGCACTCATAGGTTCGCCCCAATATGCGCCCATATGCATTATTGGTGCGTAATGTTCTGTAATAAGAGCCTTGCTTGATGTTATTAACACTTTATCTTCTGGAAATGCTGGAATTTCACTGCCTGACGAAGGATCTGTATAATATTCTGCATAACAATAAATAGGAATATTAAACTTAGTACTTCCCATATAAATTAAGCCATTATCTTTTTTTACAGCTTCAATAAAACCTAAATCCATCCGTCTATTGTCTAAGACGGCTATAACTTGAGCGTTAGCTTGATAATGCTTTGCGGCAGTAAATCCCATTACAATTAAATCAGGTGTTGCGCCGCCTGTTTTTGTTGCCTGTAAAATCCAGTCTTGAATATCATCTAAAGGCTTTGAATTTGCGTGATCATCCCACTTGTTAGTGCTTGTCAAGGTAACTATATTAGCAGTAGGGAAATTAAAATCATAAGCATAATCAACGCCGCCACCTTTATATTCAACAATTCCGCCGTTTGTAAGCGCTTTAATTAAATAATATTCCTTGTACCTTTCTAATCTTTCTTTAAGCTGTGTAATATCTCGCTCTTGCTGTTTTTCTATTACATTTTTTAAGGCAATATCGCTATATATTTTTTCGCCTGGCATTCTGTGAAAAAATTCAGCTGGCGAATATTTAATTTTTTCTTTAATATATGGCGGTTTCACTGTTTTTGTAGTATAGCCGATTCTGTCAACTATATTTGCTTCGGCGTCAGGGTTGGTAACTTTAGAAATTCCCCTAGTTCCTTCTCTTATATCAACGTCAATAAGATTGCTTCTTAAATGATCCTCTTGTTTTACGTTAAATAAATTATAAAACCCCATCTTTGGCTTATATGCATATTCTAAAAATTTAGTCAAAATTCTTGAATCAAAAATATTTATAGCCATAAAAAACTCCTTAACTTAAAAATATACTTTTTTTATTTAATTCATCGATAATATCAGCTACCGCCCAGCTAGAATCTAATTCTAATTCATCTTTGTCAAATTGTCCTGTTATAAAAGCTTGTGCTTTTTCTGTGCTAGGACTAGAAGAATTGTCAGCTATAATAATTTCACTAATTAAAATTGCTCGTGGTTCGCGGCTACCATCAACGGCGGTTTTTTTTGCTTCAATATAATTTTCGTCGGTGTCGGAATCTATTGTTATAACAAAATTATCATTAACAGCAAAATTTGTAGTAACTGTATTAATATCAAACTGAATATTGTTGTCAGCATAAGTAATATCTGTTGATGTTGTTGTTGTAATTCCTTCAAGCTGTACGCCGTCTGGATCAGTAACGGACAAGAAAGCTTTTGTTGATACAACTTGATAACAATTAACTATATAATCGCCTACTTTGCTATCTCTACGCATTATAGCATTTTCTACAGTTGCCACGCCTGTGGTTAAATTTTTTACAATTGGCGTGGCAGCAAGAACTCTATCTATTTTCCCTAAAACAGTTCCTTTTGCAAATGTTTTCCCGTCACCTGCGCTATCTAACAATAAAATATTACGAGATAATAAAGGAAAATTTCCATTTACTAATTTTTTTTCTGGTGTATAAGTTTGCTCTGTATATCCATTTATTTGAGCCATTTTTTTTTATCCTTCCTTGTTATAATTTTTTATATTTTCTAAAAAATTAATTTCTGTAGATGTTTTTATTTTTGTTGTGTTATCAAAAGCAAAACAAGATGCTGAAGGCTGATAGCCTGCTATTTTAGTTTTTTCCTTAGCTGTTTTTGTTTGTTTTTGAACTTTTATTATTTCATCTAAAAGCTTATTATTAAAAATAGCAGAACTTATACTAGCGTTAAATTTAGATGCTTTTAGGTTAATTGAGTTAATGCCTAACGCGCTTATTTTTTCCTCTATTTCTTTTATTCTCTCAGTTTCTAAACTGATAATAAAATCATATAAAGGCTTATTGTTTTCTTTTAATTCTTGTGCTTGTTGTTCAAGCGTTTTTTTATCTTCTGTAACTATTTCATCTTCTTTATCTTCAACAACTATTTCATCTTCTTTTTCCTCTATAATTTCTTTTTCTTTTATAGCTATATCCTCTTTTTTATCTTCTGTAACTATTTCATCTTCTTTTTTTTCCTTTTTTTCAGGATCAAAAGTAATAGCACTAGTTTTTATTCCTTTAAAAATGCTCATATTATTCCTTTTTATTTAAAAGTGTTAAAATTTTTATCAAAACCTCTTCAGGGCTACAAATTACATCAGCAAAATTTTTTTTAATTGCTTTAACTCCATAATGTGCTTGTGCTTGCAAATATGATTCCTTTATTTCTCCACGGCATTCAATAACAAATTTAGAAAAGATATCATAAATTAAATCAATTCTTTCTTGTAGCTGTTCACGCCCTGCCTCGGTTAAAGGTATAAATCCTGTTGTTTCAGCTTTAAATTTTCCCTTTTTTATTATCTCTAAAGTTAGCCCTTGCTTTTTTAATTGTTCAGATGTTTCTACAAACGTAGAATAAACCCCAACACTTCCAACCGCGCACAATGGAGTTTTTAAATAAATAAAATCAGCCGCAACAGCAACCCAATACGCGCCAGACAAAGCGCTTTGTAATATATAAGCAATCACAGGAATTTTTAATGCTTTTATTTTATTAGCTATTTCATAAACTCCCTCGGCGGCACCACCCAGTGAATTTATTTCCAAAATAAGAAACTCTATTTTTTTATCTATAGAGATTTTATTTATTTTTTCAGCTAATATTTTATTGCTGTTTTCGGTCATTTCATCATCTATAACTAAAACAGCACCATAAAACTTATCTATTTTTAAAATATTATAGTTTTTCATTTAAAACCTCTGCTTGTTCCGCCGTAGTTTCTTTTTTCGCGTCCTTTTGGTCGCCTGTTAGAATTTCCGTGCTTATATTTAAATTTTCATGTCTATAATTAAGTTGTTCTATATTATTATCTCTAATATTCGAATAGTCTTCACCTAAAAGCTCAGCAACTTCAATAGCAGGAGTGCTTAAACCCTCTTTTATTTTCATTGATGAAGCTTTAACCGCGGCTAAATCGTCCAGGGTATCTTTCTTTTTTCCAAGCCATTTAGCCCCAGAAAACCACAACATTTTATTATAATAACTATCAAACTTTTCTAGTTTTATAAACCCAGAATCAACAGAATCCTGCAACCAAAGCCGAAAATATGGAGTATTTAACCCCTGGTTTATAATTTTTCTCTTGACTTTATAAAAATTATATGCCTGTAGCATCGCGGCGCGTGCTGAAGAATAAGAGCCATTGAATTGTAATAGCACTTCTTCGTAAGGAATTCCAATAGCACAGCCTAAAAGAGAACAAAAGCCATTTTTAAAGTCATTAAAATTTGTGATTGGTTGTTTAGGCGCGCCAAATTCAACATTTTTCCCAGCAGGAAGGCTTGTAATTGTTCCACTTGCTAAAGGAATTTCACGATCAGGCTCTACGCTTCTATCAACGCTTACAGTGTCGCCAATTGGTGTATCTTCTGACGTTCCCAAGCCCTCGTCATCAACTCCGCCAGCGTCGGCATCAGTAGTAATAAATGCCGAAAAAAACGAGGCTATAACAGATGCATCGATTGTTCCTTTTAAGAATCTTCCAAATTGTTTTGATGCCTCTATAATTGAAGCCATAAGCGGAATGCCGCGAATGCTTTCGGAGAATTCTAGATCACCAACTATAAATAATTTTTGTTGATTTTGGTCATCGTAAAAAGGAATAATTGAAGGGTTGTTAAAAATACTTGATTCATCATGTGTAAAATTTGGATATACCTGTGCTGAAACTAATCGCCCTGTATCTTGTGCATATTTAATTCCATCTACTTCTCTTATATTTCCCTCTGCAAAAATAGAATTTATATTGCTTCCTCTAACGCGTACCCCAGAAATAACTTGAGTTTTAAAATTATTAAATCCGCTTTTGTCTGATGATGTAGGGAAATTTATAAAACAATCCCCCAGCACAATGGCTGTTTTCAAGGATATAGATTGAGCTTCATATAAATTATATCTCCCTGACAAAGAAAAATTGTTTCTATCTTCCGCACATAATCTAAATTTTTCTTCTATTTCAGCTGATTTATTTTCTATATATTTTTTATCAAAACCCAAACTAGAGGGAATATTATAATTTAATTTAATCCCTGTATTTACTATATTTATATCACAACGATTTACAGCACCGGCGCCGAACATAGTGTTACGTGAAAGTGCATAACTTCGCCCTATTAATATATCTCGCGCTATTCCTGTTGTGTCAAAATTAGGAGACGTTAATAAACTAATAGAATTTAAATTCTTATTTATTTGACTTCCTTCAAATCCCATATCAAACATTTTTTAAAACTCCTACATAGGAACAACTTTAAAAGCTATCAATCTTTTTTTGCTACTTGCAACCGCCACGCGCTTAGCATAATATCGCTCCATTTTGTTTAGCTCTTGTAAGCTTGCTAATGAATAGCTTTTGCCAAACAATGCTATAGATTGACCACCGTCCAAAATTCTAGCAATAGCGGCTTTTATTTTCGCTAACATTTCAATATCAGTCATATTATTAACCTTATAACTTCGTTGTCATTGTGCCAACTTTTATAATTTTATCTATTTTATCTATTTTCCCTTGAGATTTTTCTGGAATAACATCTTTTAAATTTAAAATAAATGCGCCAGCGGCGTTTATTTTTTCGCAATCTAAATAGTCATGAGCGCCCTTTTTTGTTAACCATGTTTCACGCCCTGCCGCGGTTATTGTTTTATATTCATTTGTTAACTCTTCACAATAACCTAAGCTAATATTGTCAGGCAAATGCCAAGTCTTTTCCTCTTCGAATTGGTTTCTTATTCGTGTATGAACCCATGATTTATAAAATGAATCTTTTATTTTATATAAAATAAATCTTTCTTTATTGCTTAATTTTATATTCTTTTTTCTCGCTCTTAATTTATTTCTTGTGTCTATATTTATATTAGTCCCTACGATTGTTTTTACCATAGAATCAGTGCCAACGCCTTTTATCGGAATAACTCGACCGCGTAAATTTTGGCGCAAACAAAAAGCATACACGTTTGTAGTGTTAAAACCAGAATCAATAAAAACTGATCTTGGATAAACAACTTTATTGTTATGTAAAAATTTAGTGCCTCTTAATAATAATTCTAGTTGATCCCACGTTTTATTTTTTTCTGTATCGCCAAATAATTCACCGTAGCCAACCAGCCAACTATCTAATTTTTGATTCCATGCCCTGAAAACGTAAACAAATTTATCATATTGCACATCAATCGAGCCAATGACCGCTACTATGTTGTTATCAGGCAATTCAGTATTATTTAATTCTTTAATTTTATAAGAGCTTCTGTTTTTAAAAATCTTATCAAATTTCGGCGGATCACCACCAAGCCTAAACATTTTACCAAATTCAACATTAACAATAGCTTGTAATGTTTCATCATCTTTTGTTTCTACTGCTTGTAAAAATCTTTCAACGGTGTTTTTCCAGTCACGCCACCAAGAAACCAAACCAGACACTCTATAAGATGCCGTTCTATTTTTTGGAACATCTGTAAAATCAATATCTTTAGCAATTTCCTTGCTAATTATTATGTCATTTTCCTCTATCAGATGAGTCCGTGAACTAAGATATTTGCCGCTTTTACTTAGTCGCTTAATGTCAAATTCTGTGTAGCGTTTTTTGCATACCGGGCATTCTAGTTCTACAGTTGCGGCGCGGTCATAAAAACTTTTGCTTTTATCTTTATCCCATTTTAGCAAAGGTAAATCAGGAAAAAAATAATAATCACATTCAGTGCAAAGAACACACCATAAAAAACGCGTTCCCTCGTTGAAGTACATATATAAATAACTTTTGCCCTCAACAAGCGGCGTTGACATTATAACCGTCAAAGGATTATTAAAGGTTGTATTCCTTGACTCTGCCAATTCTACAGGATTTCCTTCGTTTCTTCTAGTCTTGCGACTTTTACGAATTCTATCGACCTCTTCAATTATAATAATTTTATTTGGATGACTACACAATTGAGCATCACTAGTAGCCCATGCCATGCCAAATCTATAAGAATTAAAATAATATTCATTTATCGCGGCGCGTTTTCCTCCATCAAGCTTTTAAGATAAACACGTATTACTATCTATCATTTTTTGAATTCTATTATTACTAACGCCTTTTAATAATTCCTTGTCTGGCAATACTAATAATACTGGCGCCGGGGCTTCGTCCATCGTTTGCCCTATTAGATTTAAGGCTAATTCAGTTTTAGACTGTTGACCACCGCACCATAAAACCACGCGCTTATACATCGGATTAGTGAAAGCTTGCGCAACGTCAAATAAATAAGGT